AAAAAGTTTGTGATGACTGGGACACAGTTACTACCTTTCACCTTGTTGAAGGTAATGTTGGCTTTATGAAAGTCACTAATAACCGTGGTGAGTACGGTTGGATGAAAAAGTCTATCCTTGAAAAGACTGAAACATGGTCTAATGACCGTGAAAACTATAAGGTTGAATTCCTTATGGAAAATGGCGATTTCTGCGAAGGTGAGGATCAGCTTCGTGAATGGTTAAACATTAATGACCCTGAGCCACCGGTTGTATTGCCGGAGGCAGTGTAAAATAATCCTTTACTTTTCTAAAAAACTGTGTTATAATATACTTATTATATGGAGTTAGCATGTCAAATAAAATAAATGAAATGAAACAAAAACTAAATAAGCTGGAAGAGCTTAAATTTGAATTGGAACTATTAGTAAGTTCTGTTAATGATAAAACCCGCGAAATCAAATACCTTGATACGCCAAGCAATATTTACATTGATATTGAAAGTAAAGCCGAGGCTAATGGCGTTGATGTATCTTATGAAGTTGATCAAGTTCGCCAGGCAGTAAATACACTTGAATCTGCTGTATACGAGTTAGTAACTCCTTTTGAAGATAAACTTAGAGATGTTGAAATGGAACATGATGATCTTGAATGTGACATATATGAGGAGGTACATTGCTAATGGGAATGACTAGTTTTTATATGGGTTCACTAAGGTATTCACCTTGTGGTCGTAAACGTAAGAATCACGCAGCTAATCGTGTTAAAAAGAAGCCAATGCAATTTAAGTCTAAGCCTTTGCAGGAAAGTCAATTAGAACAGTTAAGGCGTGATCAGGCTAAACAATATAAGTCTCTTATGGAAGAGGCTATGAAAGATGGTACCTTTGCTAAAATGGGTAAAGGTGGTTGTACTAAAAAAGAACCAATGAAGTATACTGGCACCTTGGTAAAAGGTATTGCCACTATGCATAAATCAAATGCTGTCCCGGTAATCAATCAACAGGAAGCAGTAGACATAGCCAATATGAGGAGAAACTAATGTCACAATCACAAAAAACTCAAAATCAGAAAGATCGTTTAAAGTTTCAAAAGAAAAAAATTAATGATCAAGCTAAAGTTATTAAAGAACAGGCTGAAATGATTTTTAATTTTAGTGAAAAAAAGTGAAAAAAAACCTTTACTTTTCGAAAAGACTGTGTTATAATATACATATATTCAATAATAAATTAAGGAGTTAATTATGGATAGATTGAAAATGATTAAAGCCGCAGCTGAAAAAGCTAGGGCTAAACGTCAAGAAGAAGCCGACTTTCAAATGGCTATCAAAAAACTAGATCAGCGTAAAGCTGAAAAAGCTGCAGAAATGAAACTGCACAAGAAGCTTACTGCTTCTGTTAAAAAGGCTGGTAAAGCAATGCCAGGTTCTCTGGACTTTAACAGACCTGAAAACATGTATTATTCTGATAAGGATACTGCACGTTACTTGGAGGGTACTTCCTATATGGATGCCTATAACGCTAACCGTTCGGCTGATGGAGATTACTAATGAGCGAAAATAGAATAATGACTGCATTCACAGAATCTGCTAGTGATATGCTTGAAGTAGAAAACATTCGTAAGACTGTTAAGTTGATCAATAAAGAAAATAAGAGGTTGGAAGAGCGTATGCTCTATGGGAGTAACAATCAAATTGTTAAATATCCTAGGTATAGAGTTAAGCTTCAAGGCCGTGGCCCTAGGACTATTCATGCCATTGCTGATGGTAAAAATCCCAGAGCTTATGATCAGTCACTACCTATTCGACATGCTGAGCGTGTTGATGTTTATGTTTATCAATACGCATGAGACTATTAAAAGAAAATTATGGAGATGTGCGTATCTTTCAAGATAGACCTTTTGGCTATCGAAGATACCACGTCGTTTGGAATGACGGAAGAGAAACAATGTATTCCGGACTTTGGTATAGTTACACCAAAGTTAAAAAATTAGTTGAGGCAGAATTAAATGACAGAATATGATTTAACAGTTGAAAGACAAAGACTTTTACTAGAAGCTGAAGCATGGGCTGATGTACCAAAAGCACTTCATACACATAGGATATCTTCTATGTGGTATGATGATAGACCACAAGATACTGAAGATAGTCACGTAACTGACGTTGAGTATAATAGTGGATTGATCGTAAGATCTAAAAATGGAATTAAAATTCACACCTTTGGTGAAAGATTAGAAGGCGATGCTTTAATTGATAAGTATTGTAAATCAAAAGCATGATCGATAAAAAAATAATAACAGCCGATAAAATATTATCTACATTTACGCAAGATAATTTAAAGGCTGAAACATTTGTCGATTTAAATGGTAATTATGGAGCCAGATTTTATAAAGATAATATGTGGCTTGTAGATGAACTATATGAAGGACATAGTGAACAATATGCAGAAGATGCAGCTGAAAACTATGTCATAGGAGTTAAACATCTTTATATACGTTCGTAATTTTAGCTCCCCACTGAGGACTATTAACTCCTTATCACAATACCTCGGTGGGGAGCGCTTTATAAGGAGAAAGCGTGGCTAAACAAAGAAGATTAAAAAATGCTGATGAAGCATTCATGGGACCAAAACCTAGTTATGGTCCACATAATCCTATTCCAGAAAGTGATGAGGATAGGCAAAAAGAATATCGTAGAGCAACTCATTGGTTCTACTATTTTGAAAATAAAAAGAAAGCAACTGAAACTGTTCTTACATATTGTAAAAGAGTACTTAAGTTTAATAAAAAGCAAATTGCTAATTTGAAAAAAGTACCTGATTACAAATATCGTATGGGTACTTATCAACATATTGAAATGATCAATAATGGTTGGGAAGGCTATCCTTTAAATGAAGAACTAATCGAAAGAGTACATAATAAAATTTTCCAGGCAGAAGCTTTAGGTAAAGCAACTGTCAAAGAAGAAGATAATAAACCAAAGCCGGTTGTTATACCACCAGCAGTTAGAATGCGTAAAAAGGTTATGGAAACTATTTGGCATGACTTTGATACTATGGTAGTTGACAAATGGATGGAAGGTGAATTCGACAAAAAGAAAGTTGTATTTCCTACCTATGGTCTATTACAACTTCATAAAATCAAGGGTGCTGGAATTAACATGTTCAAGGAAAAAATCCAATTTGAATATGATTTAGTTTCCGATGCTTATCACAAAAAGTGTGAGCAGGCTGTAGAAGCATATTCCCATATCAAAAAGGGTGACTTAAGAAAAATGCTTGATTTGCTAACCAATATTCTAGACGATATTGATAGGTTGAAAGCTAATACAAAGGTAACTCGTATACCAAGGGCAAAAAAGCCAAAAGCTTCTGATGCTCAAATTGTAAAGCTTAATTATAAAGTACAAGATGATGAAGCTAAATTGGTATCAATCAATCCAATAATGATTCCTGGTAAAAATAAATTGTTTGTGTATAACACTAAACAAAGATCTTTATCAGTGTATGCTAATGATTCAGCAGCTGGATTTGAAGTAAGAGGTTCAACAGTATATAATTGGGACGATAAAGTTTCAATAACTACTACATTGAGAAAGCCAGATGAAGTGCTTCCTCAGATATTAACTAAGACAGAAAAACAAATTGAAAAGGTTTTATCTAGTCTTACTACTAAGGTGAAAAAACCAACGGGTAGAATAAACAAAGATTGTATTCTATTAAGAGTACTTTAATATGCATGGAAGAATTAGACCATAAAATAATGACCAAGAAAAGGTTTACCAAAGCGGTAGAAGCCTGTGTTGTAAAAAATAATATGAGTTACATTGATGCTATGACATACATTATAGAACAAAGAGGAATGGACTATAGGCAAATTAAAAAGCTTATGTCTCCAGCTCTTAAAGCTAAATTAGAAGTCGAAGCCGAAAACTTAAATCTTATTCGAGGTTCAAAGAAAAATACATTACCATTGTGATAGAACTTGCTAGATTGCAGAATGGAGAAGATGTATATGGTACTTATGAAGAAGTAGAAGCCTATGCGGAAACAAAGATTACATGTGTAGAAAAATATTATGACCATGTTAATCCCTCAACCGTATATAATACTTTTAAATGGGTAGGAACTGGAATGTCAGATCCATACGCAGTATCAGTACCATACGATTATAAAAAGACAAAACCTAAAGGAACATTTAATACAAGAGGAGTTAATTTAGAAAAATGGTAGATCCATTTGAATCATACAAATTATACAATGCATTAAAGCTTCATTTTGAAACTGACTATGATGCAATCAAATATAATTTTAAAAGTAATGTATCTCCCAATTCTTTTTTTAAAAGAAGAGATAAATATTTCTTTGCAAAGATAGCAAGAAATAATAAAGATTTATTAAACTATTATGTATTTAATTTTATTGAAGATGTAAAGTATGTTGCTGACATGGATGATAAACATTACACCAAACATAAAAAAATACATGATGCTTTAACAAGAACATTTCAAACTGATATAGATAATATATCGGATGAAAAGTTTGATATTCTTTTGAGTGCTGGGAATAATAATCAAGCGCCAAAGATTATTGAAAAATGGATGCATGAAGAAATAACTTTGGAAACATTAGTTATTGTAAATGCATTAACAAACTTCGTAAATTTAGAAGGAAAGAAAATAACCGAAACTATATTTTGGCCAGATGTTTCTAGAAAAATTACGAAGTATACACCGTTCGTAAAGTTCGATCGGGATAAATATATGAATATCATAAAAAAAGCCTTTACAATTGCTTAATTTTGTGATATAATATATAGTATATATTATGAGTAAAGTGGATAATTCAGTAAATACAACGCAATACGGAGAAATACAATGTCATTTGCAAATTTAAAGAGTTCACGAGGCTCGTCTATCGACCAACTCGTAAAAGCTGCGGAAGCAGTTTCAACTAAAACAGAAACGAAATCATACGCGGATGATCGCTTCTGGAAACCCACACAAGATAAAGCTGGTAATGGTTATGCCGTTATCCGTTTCTTACCTGCGAAAGAAGGTGAGGACTTACCTTGGGTGCGATATTGGGATCATGGGTTCAAAGGACCTACTGGTTTATGGTATATCGAAAATAGCTTAACTTCCATTGGACAGGCAGATCCTGTTAGTGAATCAAATGGATTACTTTGGAACTCAGGCCGTGAGGAAGATAAGCAAACCGCTAGGGATAGGAAAAGACGACTACATTATGTGTCTAATATTATGGTAGTATCTGATTCAGCTAATCCTGACGCTGAAGGAAAAGTATTCCTTTACAAATTTGGTAAAAAAATCTTTGATAAGATTATGGACCAAATGCAGCCTCAGTTTGCTGATGAGGAACCAGTGAATCCTTTCGATTTTTGGGAAGGTGCTGACTTTAAGATCAAAATCAGAAAGGTCGAAGGTTGGACAAACTATGATAAGTCAGAATTCGCAGCTCCAGCCGCTGTAGCCGGTGGCGATGATGAAGCGTTAGAAAGTATATATGGGAAACTATATTCACTTTCAGAATTCACCAATCCTGAAAACTACAAAACTTATGCTGAACTAAAAGCTAAGTTAAACAGAGTGCTAGGCGTAGATGCTGGGGAAGTCATGCAGCCCGAGGATATGCGTTACGCGCCTGCTCCTTCAGAGAAGGTAGCAGAACCTGCACCAATTCAGGAAGCTAGCAATGATGAGGATGAAACCTTGTCTTACTTCGCTAAGTTGGCCCAGGATAATTAACCATAGGAGAAAACCCAGTAAAGTCGTAGGGAAATAAATAGAGTCGATTGGCGTCCTTCCGCTCGGATCAAGTAACGAAAATCTTTACATATAAGTTACAGAGTAAATTGCCCGGAGCCTCAACTGCAGTTGGGGCTTTTGTTATTCTACCACGCGAAAGTAAGTATAAAGAAAAGAATAATACCACATACTAGTATTTTACTTTCAGGGTCTTCTAATATTTCAGACCATGTTGGAAGAGGTTCCTCTTCTTCAACAAATAGTTCTAGCTGTTCTTGTATTTGATTATCCAAAATTATCAGTTAAAGCTGCACCAGTTTCTTTTGGTGTTGTATCATTTACAATAGAGATATTTTGTACAGCTTTATTAGATGCATCTGTTATTATTTGATTTTGTGTATTACCACCACCCATATTTTTAGCCGCTAGTTGTAATTCTCTATCATCAATAATTTGTTGATTTGGATTTATAGGACCAGTTAATTCACCAGTTGAAGGATCTAATCCAGCAAATTCATATACTCTATCTGGTATTAAACTAGCAGCAACACCTTGAGGTGTTAATAAGCTTGCTGTTGGATCTGGTAAAAATTTTCTAAGTATTGTTTGTATAAATTCTTTAACTTTATTTTTTACGCTAGTAAGTGCATTTCCTATACTATCAAATATATTACTACCAAAGGTTGCTATACTATCAATAAAACTATTAAATGTATCGATAGGATTTAATATTGCATCAACAATAGCAGTAAATACTTTACCTACGTTTTGGAATACAAACTCTATTCCATCAATAACATTTCTAATTAAATCTGAAAAGTCATTATTATCAAGGAAAGTAGATATAATATTACCTTCGCCTAATATTTTTTCAGTAAGAAAAGATATACCGCTTTTTAATAAATCAAGTGGTATACCAATAAATCCAACTAATAATCCTTTTACACCACCAAATAATGCAGATACTAATTTGCTTTCTCCTTCAGCAGTATCTCTTATTCCACCAATAACACCTCTAATAGTATCAACAATACCAAAAATAATTGTTAATGGTAAAAAGAATCTACCTAAAGTTTTACCAAACGCAAAAAAGGCTTTACTAGTTGTTTTTAAAATTGTAAAAAATGGATTAAGAATAGTTGCAAAAGTTTTGGCCACTCCCTTAACAGCACCGGCCGCTTTTGCTGGCATACCTTTTAATAATGACATTTGTGTATTTTTTGGTTTCTTTCCAATAAAAGCTTCTACTATTTTTTGAAGAGGCTCTGTTAAATCAGCAACTAATTTAAATATTCCTCTAGGTATTTCCATAAGAAAATTAAAAACTCCTGCTCCTAAGAAAGTAAATGCTGCTCCTATAGCTTTAGCAATTCCGCCAGATTTTGAAATAAATGAAGTACTACGTAATGATTTTAAAGCACCTCTAACTGAATCTACTATATTATCAAAAAATAATATTATTCTTTGGCCTATTAAACCAATTTTTGATCTAGCATTAACTCTTAATTCTTTAATACTAGCTAATATATCATCAAACAAAAATCCTGCATTCATAATAAATCTACTTTTTAATATTCTATTTTTAAAAGCTTTACCTATGTCTTCAATAATATTAAGAAAACCTCGAAATGGACTTCTTAATACTCGTTTTCCATTTTTATCTATACTAAAAAATATTCTTTCAAAAAATCCAGTTATAAAGCCTGCAGATACTCCAGCAATTGTACCAACAATAGCTGCAACAGAACCAATAAGTATACTAAAAAATCCAGATGAAATTTTTCCTACTTTGCTATCTTGAAGCCTACCAAAAATTCCTTTTAATAATTTATTAGTTTCTTCAGCTCTAGCAGAAGCTTCTTTTTGATTTTCTAAATCTTTAAGAGAACTTTTTTCAACCATGCCAGCACTTAACTTACTAAAGCTTTCACTTAAGGCCATAAAACCTGCGGTATTTGTACGTAATATTTGAGCTTGTATTGATACATCATTACGAGCAATATTAACTTGTATACCAAGCTTTGCATTAATTTCTTCTAATACACTAGTTTCGGGTGATTCTTTTTCTCTAGGTTGAGGTGCAGACTTTTCACGCTGCATATCGGCCTGTTGTTTTATATCTTCGTCAGCCATTTATTTTCCTTTTGTAAATGCTTGTGCTCCAAAGAATGCAGCTACTATACCAGCAACAGCAACAAAATATGTGGGAGCCATATCACCTAATGTTTTTTGTGCTTGTTCTAAACCAGCTAAACTGGCAAGGACTACAGCAAATGGATATAGTAACATACCTCCTAATGAAAACCAAGCCATTTTACGTTGTGAATCTCGCATTGCATCTTGATCTTCAAGTTCTTTACGTTTAAATTCAAGATACATGGCATGTTCTTCTTTAGATACTTTACCATCTCCGTTTGTATCTGCCGGATGTGGTTGTGTAACTACTTTTTCTTCTTCGCTCATCTTTTCATTTTCCTTTCTTGTTCAGCATGCCGCTTATTTTCTTCTTTTATGTGTTCACTTAATAAAGTAACATATATTTCTCTTTCCCACGGCATCATATTTTCCAATTCATGTAAACTATAATTATGATGCTGCATCATCGCGAAATTTATCTTGTAATGATTTACAAGACTATCGTGAGAGAGGCCTAAGTAAAAAAACTTTGAAGCCCTCTGACTTCAGTAATATTTTCTTTTCCACACTTAATACAATTAAATTCTAAATTTGTTTTAAGTGATGGCATATCTTGAAAAAATCCACCAAGTTTACTAAATTGTTCACTATTCATACCATCAATAAAATCATCTAATTCTTTTTTACTAATATCAGATGTTTCATGTACATTATCACTGTCAAAAATATTTACAACACATAATTTCAATAAAGACATAATTCCATCTATTTTATCCAATTCTTCTGGCTTAAATTGACTTATGTCTTTAAACGAAGGATAACGCATTGTTATTCCTACATCATCACTTAACATAATTATATTATCTTCTTTATTAATTTTAGGAAGGTCAATTTTATCTAAATCAACTTCAACATTATTTTCAATGCCGCAATCTTCATCACTGCACTTCATAGAAATGTTAATTCCTTCTCCTACAGACTTTTGTCGTAGATTTATAAACAGATATTCAACATCAAATACTGCTAGTTTTTTAACATCAATATCATCAAAAACACATGCTTCAATAATATCAGAAACGGCTGCAAGAATCTGCTTTTGATCGTTAGATTCCATAGCCATCATAAGTATTTTTTCTTCCTTAACTAAATAAGGTCGAAAGGATACTTCCTTTTGTAGACCTGGTACATATACTTGGTACCTCGCCGAGTTCAATTGTGGTAAAGCCATTATATTCTCCTATAGCAATTCAATTATATTATATTTATAATCCTATCTGCAACACTTTTTGCAGCTGATCCAAGAGTTCCTAATGCATCTTGGACTTCAAATTTATCGTAAGAAAATGTTACACTTAATCTTTGTGGTGTATCAGCACTTTCGTTACTTAATGCTAAACCACCAATTGTTGTTGGAAAAGCATTAATTAATTTTACTCCGTATAACGGTAAATTTTTATCTTTATCTACCTGTTGTATAATAACATCTGAAACAAATTCTTTTTTAAAATTAACGGCATATTTGTCTACATCAAAAACTAAATTTTGCCAACTATCAAATATGGATTTCATATAAAAATCCTGTGTAATTAAAAATTCCATTGTTACATCTTCATCAATAAACCCTGTAACATATTTCTTTTGTTCTTTAAATGTTTGGTGTTCTGCAGTTTGTATTTGTCTTCCTGGTATGGATGTTGATATAGCAAGTAGTGATAAATCTCTTGGATCATTTATAAAACTTTTTAATCCACCACCAGCTAAGAAAGAATTAACTAATGACCTAGGATTGGTATTTAATAATGCTTGAGTTGGTGGATTAAATATAACATTAAATCTATTTTGCATAACCAAACCACCATGGTTTTTAATTGCAGCTTTGAAATCATCTATTCTTTTTAACATTGTTATGCCTTGTAAGCTTCTCTACTATATCTCCAAACAGATTGTTCTTTGACTTTCTTAAATTGTTGTGTTGGTAAGAATACAGCAATTTCCCAGTCTGTCATTGGTACTCTAACTATTCTTGATTTAACATGATCCATTAGATACATTTTAAAGCAAGGTTTAAATTCTCTATATTTATTTACACCTTTTAAAGTTTGATATCTTAGTCTTTGTAACCTGGTTGTATCAGTAACTCTTTTAGGAGCTAAAGCCATAAGTTCATCTAAAAATCTAGCTCTAACACCAGGTGCTAAGTAGTGTAAGTTTAGTCCTTGAAACCCACCTTTAACTGGTTTGACTAATATTGTTAATGGAAATTTATCATAATATGGTAATTCATTTTTAAGCTTTGGATCATAGAAATACATAATCATATCGCCAATTTTTGGATTAGCTGTGGGTGATAAAGCATCATCTTTTAACAGAGTATTTCTATTAATTGTTTTTAAAGCATTAACATTTCTACGAAACCAATTTTGTGACTCTTTAGTTCTTGGTGAAACACCAGCTCTAAAAGCACCTGCTTGTAATGTATCGAATAAACTAGCCATAATACTATTTATATCAAGACTTTAGTAGTTTGATGCCAAGATTAGATAAAGTATCTTCTGTCCATATTTGAAACTTCCATCCTTTATGAGATGCAAACTGATTAGCTGCTTCCCATTTACTTTGATTTTTAACATAAGTAACTACCTCATTAATATATCTTTTGGTTTTTCTTTGAGGCTTTTTAGGTGGAGTTGTTTCTTTCTTAGGTTTTATTTCAACCAATATACATTCACCATTATCCATTTCTACAAATAGATCAATAAAGTAACGGTGAATTTTATTATCAGTTTTACATTTGTATGGTATAACTACTTCTTCAGAATTCCAAGCTTTTACTCTAGAATTAGATTCGCACCATTTAAATGCCTGTCTTTCCCATAAAGAACGGTATATTACCTTAGTATAGTCACCTAAGTACTTTTCTGGCTTTTTAATTTTGTATTTCCCTTTGTAACTCATATAAATACTCTTATAGTTTATAAATAGTATAGTTATTTATATAGGAACAAAGATGAGTACAATAGGATCAAAAGCCGCTGAAGTTTTAAATAATTTAGATGTAGCAAAAACTGCTAAACCTAAAGGAGCGGGAAGCACAATTTTACGTTACCCTCTTGATCTAGATCAACACGCTTTAAATTATATTCGATTTGAAATAGTAGATAGAGCAACACAATTAGATCAAAAATCAATATACTTATATACTCCTCCCGGATTTTCTGTACCTGATGGTGCAACATATAACCAGGCTGATTTAGGTATAGTAGGTGGAGCGACCGAAGCTGCGGCCGAAACTGCTTCTGGAGAAAGAGAAATTGGAAGTGCACAAAACGCTAAAGATTTAGCTGGAGCTGTAATTCAAAAAGCTATTTCAAAAGGTGGTACTATAGGACAAGCAGCTTTAATTCAAGGTGGCCAAGCAGCTAACCCATATACTAACGTAGCTTTTCAAGGTACAGTTTTAAGATCATTTAACTTTCCATTTAAATTAGTTGCTGAATCAGAAGATGAAGCGGAACAAGTAAGGTTAATTGAAAATACATTTAGAAAATTTTTATATCCTGATGTTGGTGATACAGAATTTCTTTTAAAATATCCACCTCTATTTAAAATAGAATTTGTAACAAAAGTTGGCGATGAAATGCTAAGAAATAAATTCATGCCATTTATTAACTATTGTTACTTACTAAATATGACTACTACATTTAATGAAGCCACTAATATATTTCATACTAGTGGCCAACCTACAGAAGTAACTTTATCACTTACATTCCAGGAATCAAAAGCTATGATAAGAAAAGATCTATACTCTGATCCGGATAACTTTAATACTGCAGACTATCATGGTCAATATGATTCACCGGTAAATATACCACCGGTACAGGACGGTGAATAATGGCGTACTTTAATCAATTTCCAAAAGTTAATTATGATTATAATCGTGATGGTGTTATCCAAAAATCCATTGATATTTTTAGACAGGTAAGACCATTACAAAATTTTGTTGATAATGTATCAGCATATAAATTGTATGATATACCTAATGGCCAAAGACCAGATGTAACATCGTTAAATTTATATGGTACAACAGATTTTTATTGGACCTTTTTTGTAGTAAACGAATTTTTACATGATGGCATGACTGCATGGCCAATGTCACCAGAAAATTTATTTGATTATATAAAAGATGAGTATCGTGGTATTGCAATAGAAACTAGACCTAATATACAAAGGAATACTGATGGTGGTATTACAGATTTTCGTGACTCATTGGCTGGTAGATTTAATGTTGGCGAAAAAGTATTTGGTGGAACATCGGGTGCTTCAGGTACATTAGTTAAAAAAGACATTTATTTAAATCAATTAGTAATACAAGATATTGTAAATGGTGTTCAAGGCCAAAATCCACAAGAAGTTGCAATAATAAAAACTGCCGCTGAATCTACTTTTGACGGTGCTGCTACATTCATACCTTTACGATCAAGTGATCCGGATATAGTTGCAAATCAAGTATTAGTTCGTGCAGTTGATAGTGCAGATAAATCAATTATCACAAATACATTTTCAACAGGTGGTGTAACATATTCAGATTCGCAAATAGTAAATGATCTTACTGGTAAAACATTAAAAATAATGGGTAATCATCCAATACCAAATGGCCAAGAACTTAGATTTTATCAAATTAATAATGGTATAACAGGTGGTCCATTTATTGGAGATGGTATTGGTAATAATAGAGAAGCTATAACTGGTGTAACATCAACTGACTCAGTAACATCTTGGAAGGTATATCAATATAGTGAAGCACCACATCATTGGTTTGTTGATGGTGATAAACAAGAAATACAAGTATCTAATGCAAACTTTTTTTCAGTAACAGATGATGCTGCTACAAATGAAATTATACAAGTAGGTTCGGTAGCATCACCATCCTTTACAAGTAATAGAAATTATCTCTTTGACTTAAATGAAGAAAGATCTAAAATTAGAATTGTAGATCCTTCTTATATACATAGATTTGCACGTGAATTTGAGACAGTATTAAATGGCTAACGCAGGACAAACTCACGGTAAAACTTCAGGCACAAAAGTTGCCACTACTCAATCGTATGTTAGAGACTTTATTAAATTGTTTCCTAATAGTAGTAATGGTGAATTTACTGATATAAAAAATCTAATTAATAGAATTATATTTAAAGAAAATATAAGGCAAGGATCAGTTATATGTGAAATAGATGTATTAGATGGTTTAAATATGCTTGAAACATTTAAATTATCGGGAGGTGAAAGAGTAGAAATACAAATAAGTCAAGATTCTCCATTAGAAAAACATACATTAAGAAGAACCTTTTTTGTATCTGATATTATAAATCACGTAAAACCAAGACCTGGATATCAAACATATCAATTAATATGTATATCTGAATATGCATATCTAAATAACTTAATAAGATTAGATAGAGACTTTCAAGGATCACCTGGTAAATTAATTAAAAACATTTTATCAAGAGATTTACAAGTTGATGACAATGATATAAATGTAGTAAATACATCTAGCGGTAGCATAATGCAAGGTATATATCCTAGACTTAAACCTTTAGATGCTATCAATTGGTTGAATCGTAATTCATTTGATGAAAACACTCCTTTTTATTTTTATGATACATTACATAAAGGTATAACATTTAATTCATTAAAAGAAATGATTGCTGAAGAAAGTGATATTGAATACATACACAAACCATTCTTTAAAATTTTTAAAAATGAAGAAGAAGAATTTAAAGATTCAAGAAAAAGAATTAGAAAGTTATCCTCTAATCTTGGTATGTCTAAATTTAATCAGGCTGGAAAAGGCAGCTATAGCTCATCATTAACATCTATAGATATAGCAACTAAAGAAGTTGTTGAAGATTCTGAATATAGATACAATGATGACTTTGCAATTAAAGATCATAAAATAGAAAATGTTACAAGAAAAGCTAATAAGCCTTTTTCTACTGAAACAAAATTTTTAGATAAAGAATTAAATAATTTTCCTCAGGCCAGAAGATATAATATATCACTTAATTCATTAGCATTTGATAAGAAAAATTATCACGATCATGTGCCAACGTTTATACAAAAATCAGAAGCTATAAAAAATGGATTTGATTACATGTCAATGGAGTTACTATTAAATGGTGACTTTAGATTACATTGTGGTAAAATGGCAAGTGTAATTATACCTAAGTCAACATCAAAGGGATTAACTAAATCATCAAAAGAAGTTGATGAAGTATTAAGTGGTAGTTACATGGTAACAAATATAATACATGAATTTAATTTAGATGAATATATAATGAATGTAGTAATGAAAAAGGATTCAACCTTAATGAATCTTGAGGGAGCCATTGATTTTAATATAGGCGTAACGGATAAAATATAATGAGAGAAGATGATTTTATAGCACAAAAGTTTCATTGGTTTACTGGAACGGTAAAGGATATAAAGGATCCATTAAAGCTTAATAGAGTTAAAGTAAGAGCTTATGGATATCATAAAAAAGATATTGAAACTTCTAAGCTTCCATGGGCTACTGTTATGATGCCAACTACTACAGCATCATATAAAGGAGTGGGTGGCAATCACCATTTAGAAGTTGGTTCCTGGGTTATAGGATTCTTTAGAGATGGCTTATCTGCACAAGATCCTATAGTTATGGGATCAATTGCTACACAGGAAGATGGTGTACTTGATATACCTACTGAAGCACAAAAAGAAAATCCTACAAACAAAGTATATAAATCACAGGCAGGACATTTAATTGAAATTGATAATACTGAAGGTGCAGAAACATTACGTGTTACACATGCAAAAGGTGCTGTAATTACTATTGATAAGGATAACAATTTATCTATAACTAATTCTGGTACAACAAATATAAACTCGGCTGGTCCTATTACAATAGCATCGGCTGTTAAAACCACTATAGTCTAATGTCTTTACCTGCTTTAGAAATACCGCCATTAGATTGTCCAGCAGTATTGTTACCCACGCCTGCTAATTTAAATAATATGTTTGGTAACCTTGCAGCATTTCCTGGTAAATTAACAACACTAGCAAAAACAACAGCAAAGGAAGAAGCTGAGCAGTATATAAAACAAGCAGAAGATTTACAAAATACATTAGACGGAATAAGAACAGCCTTTTTAGCATACGATCCCAAGTTTAAAAAAATAAGTATCCCAGAGAAAGAATGGGAAATAATGATACAGAGATTAATTGAAGAATATCCTACTTATATACAAGCACAAATATTAGCCCTATGTAAAAATGCTTTTCCTATTCCTTTAACATTTACATTAATTGGTTTAGAAATTGATGTTATTAAAATAGTAACAGATAGAAATTATTTAACCACATTATTAGAAGGAATTGATGGTGATAAAATAGACGAACTATATGCATTGATACCTTCTGAATATAAGTACTTTCAAGGAGATTATGGTCTAGACGTACTTGAATTAAAGAAAAAACAAATAGTAGATTTTATTAATAATGAAGTAGCTAAGTTTATGAATGGTGGTTTATTTGATACATTTACTGGATTTATTACTGATGTATTTAAAGCTATATGGGAACCATTAGGATTACCTAACTTACCAACTCCATTGGATATTGATGTTAAAGCTTTAATAGATAATGCCATTGAAAATGCAAAGGACGATGCTGCTAAACTGGCTGCTTTGAAAAATATTAAAATAGGTCCTTTTAAAGTTGAAGCTTTATTAGGTGGAGATTTTCCTAATAATTTTGAATCATTAGAATTTGAAATAGCTCGTATAAGTGCTAAGCTAAAAGAGTTTAAAGAAGGATATCAACTATTTCTATTAAGGCAATGGATGGGAAAGGTTACATCTTTTTTTAGTGCCATTGGACTAAGTACATTAACTCAATTTGCTACATTAGACTTTTGTACATTTTGTGGTTTAGTTGGTATACCTAAAGGAGCTGATATAGATTTAAGTTCATTTACAAATATATCTCAAGTAACACCAATTAATCCTTTAGGTACTAATGAAGATGGAACACCAAAAACATTACAATCAATTATAGAGCAAGAACAAGAAGAAACAGGCGAATAAAAAGGTATAAATAGTTATATGGCATATTATTCAGGAGACATATCAAATACAACTGCAACATCTGGGAATAATAAATCTCAGGTTGGTATTGTATCAAGGAAAAAAGCTCATAGTGATTTAAACTTAAAGCTTACATTACATCCTATACGTAAAGATATCATACCATTAAAAGATGATGCAGCTATTAAAAATGCAGTTAAAAATTTATTATTAACAAACTTTTTTGAAAGGCCGTTTCAACCAGCAAAAGGAGCTAATTTAAGAGGTCTGCTTTTTGAACCAGCAGATGCTATAACTAAATATGAATTATCTTCTGGTATTAGAAGATGTTTAGAGATATTTGAACCTAGAATTAAAGTATTAGCTATTAATGTTAAAGATGAGTCAGAAAGAAACTCATATAGAATAAATGTAATATTTCAAATCATAGAATTTGATAGTAATCAAGAAGTAGAAATCGTACTAGAAAGATTAAGGTAACCTTATGGCAACAAATTTAAATGTAACAGAATTAGATTTTGAAGATATAAAAAGTAATCTGAAAAATTTTCTTAAGAAACAAACCGTATTTAATGACTATGATTTTGATGGAGCTGGTCTTAATGTATTGCTTGATGTATTAGCTTATAATACACATTACAATGCTATGGCAGCTCATCTAGCTTTAAACGAAGCTTTCTTGGACTCAGCTCAAATAAGAGGTAATGCAGTTTCAAGAGCTCGTATGCTAGGATATGTACCTGCTTCTCAATTAGCACCAAAGGCAACAATTAATATTGTAGTAGATGTAACAAATGAAACTGGAACTAAACCAACTAACCTTGCTTTACCACGAGGAACAAAATTAACTACTACAGTAGATGGTGAAACTTTTCAATTTGTAACTTTATCTACTCAAACTGCCACAATTACTAATAACACATATACATATACCAATGTTGAAATAGCTGAAGGTACCTTTAATTCTATTAAATATAGAATTGATAATGATATATCTAATCAAAAATTTCAAATACCTCATAAAAATGTAGATACTTCTACTTTACGTACTCGTGTACAAGCTAATGAGGAGTCGACATCTTTTGATATATACACACTATTTACTACATTGCTTAATGTAGATTCATCTACTAAAACATATCATTTACAAGAAAATTCAAATGGATTTTATGAGATTTATTTTGGTGATGGTGTTACTGGTGCTAAGCCAACTAATAATAATATAGTTACATTAGACTATGTATTTTCTAGTGGAGTAGAAGCTAATGGTGCTAAAACATTTACACTAAATGATTCACTTGGTGGATTTTCAAATGTAACAATAACAACAGTAAGTAATGCTTCTGGTGGTGCTGATCAAGAAACATTAGAATCAATAAGGTTTAATGCACCTCTTACATTTACATCTCAAAACAGAGCTGTTACATCAGATGACTATAGAGCTATAATACAAAGAGAATTTTCTAATATATCAGCTATATCAACTTGGGGTGGTGAAGATCAAGCAAATCCAGACTATGGTAAAATATTTATTGCTATCAAACCAAAAACAGCTGATCTATTAACGGAATCTGAAAAAGCAAAAATTACTGGTTCAATACTAAAAGGTAAGAACGTTGTATCTATTACGCCTGAAGTTGTAGATCCTAATTATTCTTTTCTTGAATTAGATGTTGCATTTAAGTATAATCCAAACTTAACTGATAGAACGGCTGTTGATTTAAAGTCTGTAGTATCAGATACTATAGATGACTATTCGCTTAATGAGTTAAATAAATTTGATGGTGTGTTTAGACATTCAGCTTTATTACGAGCTATTGATGCTTCAGATCCTTCAATACTTAACTCAACAGTAAGACCATTTTTATTTAAAACATTAACTCCTATAAACACAGCTTCTAATAATTTCAGTCTTACATATCCTGGTTCTTTCTATGTTCCTAATGGAGTTGATGAATCTGTTATTAGTTCTACTGCAGTTACTATAGGTGGTGTAACAACTTTCTTTGCGGATAAAGCAATTGCTGGATCTGCTAATAGACAAATATTTGCATTTAGATTACAAGATACAACAAAGGTTACAACAATCGATAATTGTGGTACAGTTAATCCAACAGAAGGTACTATAGTACTAAACAATTTTATTGCTGATAACACTGATACATTTAGAATAACAGTGATACCTTTATCGAATGATATAGCTCCAAAGAGAGATGAAATACTTTCTATCGATGCTACAAGAACAACCATGACTGCAGAAGAGGATTCAATAGCAGTATCAGGTTCATCAGGTAGTACAACTTATTCAACAACCTCCAGATTTAGGTCTAATTAAAAATGAGTGGATATGGATCTGATGCAACTAATCCTAACTATGTAGAGGCTGTTGCATCTTTAAATAAAAAAACAAAAGAAAAATTAAGAATAGATCAGATAGTTCCATCTGAAATATTAAATGATTCTGGTGAAACTGGCATAAAACAATTGCTAGAAAAATATTATGAATTTATGAATATGAATGAGTTCATATACACTGATGATGAATCATATGAAGATTTAATAGCATCCAATCGGGCCGTATTTAGAATAATTGATCCTAGGAATGAAAATAATGAGTTTTTCTCTGATAGTACTGGTGGTAACTCTATTCTTACTATTGTAGATAGTAATGGAGCTAATGTAGATTTTGATTTAACTGCTACAAATATTACTATATCAAATGGTAATGAAATGCCCGGAAGTCTTGCAAATTTGGCAACACCTATAGGTAAAACATTTAGTGTATCAATACCTGATGTAAAAAAACAATCGGCTTCTTTATCAGCAGTTGTAAATGATGCTGGCCAAATAACTGGATTCATAGGTAATTTTGGCTATCAATATCCTACAGCTCCTACAATTACAATTGCTGCTCCTAATGGTGGAACACAAGCAACAGCAACCGCAGCACTTGTTACTACTACAAATTCAAATCCATATTTAGATACTTTAGGATCATTAGATATAACTATAACAAATCCTGGTGGAGGATATAGTGCATCCAATCCGCCAAATGTAACCATTGCAGCAAATCCAAATGCAGATACTATAGTATTTACTCCCAATGGATTAGATTGTACCTTGCTTTCTCCTATAACACATTATGTGGGACCAGGACCAAGTTACATATTAAATGCAATTGAAGAAGCATTAAACATTGATGAAAATACAGATAATTATTTAGAATTAATGCAAAAAGAAATTGCATCAGCCATTCCTAGAAATCTTACAGTAGATAAAAAAAATCTATATAAAAATATCACAGATTTTTATAAATTAAAAGGTTCATCTGATTCAATTGAAATATTTTTTAGATTGCTTTTTAATGAAAATGTAGAAGTAGATTTTCCATTTGATAGAACACTTATTCCATCATCAGGTAAGTTTGACCAAGCGTTAGGACAATACCTAGATAAAAAAGGTTTTTTATCTGATACAATTAAGTTACAAGATTCTAAATTTTATCAAAAATTTTCTTACGTAGTACGTACAGGTAAAAATCTAAAAGACTGGGAAGCATCATTTGATAAATTAGTGCATCCTGCCGGATTTATATTTTTTGGAGAAATATTACTTTTAACTCAATTAACAAGAGCAGCCCTTGGTGATAATATAAGATCAAGTGCTACCGAAATAGATACAGGTTTTGCAGAAGGTAGTCCTGGTAAAGTAGCAGTTCCTGGTTCACCAGGATTTGTTTATACATATAAAGATTTATATACAAGAGAAAATAGAAAAACATTGTCCTCAATGCCAGGATTACAACTAGGTGTTATAGGTATTGAGGATCTTAAGTTATTGGTAGATATGTTTGCTGCTACATTTATGCCTAACATAGTTGCTAAAATACATAAGACAGCATCTCTTTCAGCAAATATAGTAGGAGGTGTAATTGATAGTATATCAATAGTAGATAAAGGATTTGGATATGCTAGTGCACCAACTTTAACTATTGCGGGAACTGGAGGAGCGGGAGCTGCAGCAACTTGTACCATTGATGTTTTTGGACAAATAGATACAGTTACAGTAACACAAGGCGGAAATAGTTATATATCAGCCGCAGTTTCTGCTACAGCAAATCCAAATGCTACAAAGGTACAAGGAAGTATATTATCAAATGATACTTCAAATAAACAATATTTTACTCCGCCATTATTAGAACTAGATGCCCCAACATCTGCAGATCAAGATGGTAATTTACTACCAACTAATGTTCAGGCAACAGCTAAAACGACACTATCTCCAACATCAATAAAAGAACTAAGAATTAAAAATAGAGGTTCTGGTTATACTTCAGATCCAACAATAAGTATTTCTGGTAATGCTTCTGGTGTTGAAGTAGATGTAGGATCTGATGGTAGAATTGCTGGAGTAAGATTAAATAATGGTGGGTCTGGATATACAGAACTTCCAACAATAACTGTATCAGGCGGTGGTGGATCCGGATGTATAATAGAAGCAATATTAGTACCATCAAAAATAGCATCAATTCAAATTACTAATCCGGGATTTGGATACGTTGTGGATCCATTAATCAGAATCAAATCAACCACGGGTAATGAAGAAAGAGTAGAAAATGTTAAGAAAATTCTTATACTTGCTCTTAATCATGCTGCTACTGAAGTAAATGATCCATCTTTTAGAACCCTTATAAATAATAATTACTTTAATAGAAAAGGTAATAATTTTAAAAGTAGCGCTAGAAAGTTTCATAGTGGATATCCAATAAACTCAGACTTTTTTAGTGACAAAACTATTGAAAACTTACCAGGAACTATTATAAATAGATTTAATAATAAAGCTTTTATAGCACAGGAATAGAAAAATGACAGCAATTGTAACAACCCCATTTAGAGTAGTAAATGCGGAAAACTTTAAAGAAGACGTATCATCTTCTGATAATAGTGTATATGTAGCGATTGGTAAATCAGATGTCTGGAGTACAGCCACTAGTGATTTAACTGATACTACGCCGTTTACTCCTCAAGATCGTGTAGACGATATTAATACGGCGTACCAAAACATGATTGGTATGAAAAAAATTACAGCCTCAGATGTATCTCATGTAGTTAATAGATACACATGGACATCAGGTAGAACCTATGTGGCTTGGGATTCAGATGATCCATTAATATATGATAAAGAATTTTATATCATAACATCAGAATTTAAAGTATATAAATGTATTAAGGCTCCAGCTACGGCGTCTACTATTGAGCCAGTACATATTAATACTGATCCAACTGCAGAATCAGATGGATACACATGGAAGTACATGTATACTGTAACTGTTACAGATGCAGAAAAGTTTTTAACAATATCTTATATGCCAGTAAATACTTTAACTTATCCTACTACGTCAACTGTAAATGGAGCAGTATCAAGTTCAACATCAGTTACATTAGATGCAGCAAATGAAAAAATTAAAGTTGGTATGTTAGTAACTGGAGCTGGAGTATCTGGTACTGTAACCGTAGCAAACATTAGTGGTACTGCATTAACTTTATCAAGTGCTCAATCAATATCAGATGGTGTTACACTTACCTTTGGTAGATTTGCAAATACAGATGTTAACTTTGCAAACCAAACGGCTCAAATTAATTCGCTAGCTGCTCCAAAAGCTGCTGGTATTGAAAGAGCTGAAGTTGTGGCTGGAGGAACTGGATATACTTCGGCTCCTACTGTTTCTATTTCAGGTGATGGCACTGGAGCCACAGCTACTGCAACTGTAGCTGGTGGAGCTGTTACGGCAATTAATATTACCGATAAAGGAACAGATTATACTGTAGCGCAAATTACTTTAACTGGTGGTGGTGGATCAAACGCTACTGCAAGAGCAGTTATTTCTCCACAAAATGGACACGGTACTGATCCTATATCAGAACTTGGTGCCTTCTTTGTTGGATTAAATGTTCAGTTATCTGGTTCAGAAGGTGGTGACTTAACAGTAGGTAACGATTTTAGACAAGTATCACTTATTAAAAACCCAGAACAATTTGGAAGTACTGATATAGCTACTGCTTCTACACTAAGATCTAGAAGAGCTTTAGTATTAGCTTCAAGTGCAGCAACAACAAACTTTGCAGTTGATCAGGTCATAGTTGGATCAGCTACAGGAGCTAAAGCTTATTTAGTAGAAATTGATACTACAAATAAGATATTGTATTACTATCAAAATGAAAAAACTGGATTTGTACCATTTGCGCAAAATGATACTATAACTGGTACATTACCTAATGGTGGCTCGGCAACGCTTGATCAAACAAATTCAACATCATGGTTTGGTACTGTTGCAAATGGTTATGGACCAGAAGTTAAAAATGCAAGTGGACAATTAATATTTTTAGAAAATAGAGCTCCAATTAATAGATCATCATCACAAATTGAAGATATAAAATTAATTGTTGAATTCTAATATAGAATTTAAGAGAGAAAAATAATGGCAGGAATTACGAAAGTTAGAAATTATAACATTGCGCCGTACTACGACGATTTTGACGAAACTAAAAATTATCATCGTATACAATTTAGACCAGGCCATGCGGTTCAGGCAAGAGAGCTAACGCAATTACAAACAGCGTTACAATCTCAACTAGATAAACTTGGTCAATATAATTTTAAAGATGGTTCAAGAGTTGTTGGCGGTAAAGTTACTCTTAATACTGAATTTGATTTTATTAAACTTACAAATGCAGCCTTTACACATAGTTCTGTAACTTATGATACTACATATCAGGCAGCTAATTTAAATGCATTAGTAGGAACTACAATTACTGGAACTGGTAATAGTGGTAATCAAATAACTGCATTAGTATTACAAGCAGTTGCAGCAAGTGGTTCTGATCCAAACACTCTTTATATTAAATATGAAAACTCTGGTGGTGCTACCGGAAGTAGAACAGTAGAAAAATTTGCTGCTAATGAAGTATTTACAAATAGTGCTGGTACTCCAATTGTAGGTAAAGTTGGAGCTGCAGGCGTTACACCAACTGGTCAAGGATCAGTTGTTAATATAGAAGAAGGAGCTTACTTTATTTCAGGTACATTTGTATATGTACCTCCAGGATCTTTAATATTAGATAAGTATACTAACACACCAAGTAATATTATTGGTTTAAAAGTAATTGAAACATTTGATGTTGACAATTCAACAGATGTTACATTAAATGATAATGCTCAAGGCACACCAAACTTTGCTGCTCCTGGCGCTCATAGATATCAACTTAGAACAGAACTAATAAAGGAAAGTTTAACTAATCCTAATTCAACACATTCTAGTTATATAACATTAATAAAAATTAAAAATGGTATTGTTCAAGTAGACTCAACAGATAAAACCGGAGGAACTGAGTTAAGTGCTAGACTAGCTAGAAGAACTCATGAAGAATCTGGTAATTATGCTGTAAGACCATTTACACTTGATATAAGAGAACATTTGGATAATGAAGCTGGTAACGGTGGATTTTTAACAGCTGCAAATGGTGGTGTTGGTACTAAATTAGCAGTGGGTGTAGAACCTTCAGTTGCTTATGTACAAGGATTTAGAATAGAAAATCTTGCTACTAAATATGTTGCTGTTGATAAACCAAGAGATCATGTAAACGAAAATGCTCAATCAGTTGCTATGCAAATTGGTAACTTTGTTAAGGCTGATACAAGTACAATAAGAGGTATACCTGATATTGGTGGTACAAGTGGTGCATATAAAACTGCTACCTTAAAAAATGCTAGTGCTCAATCAATAGGGACATGTAGAATTAGAGGCATTGAAGATTTCACTGGTGGTATTACACATATATTCTTATTTGATATTGTAATGACTGGTTCTAATTCATTTAGTGCCGTTACTACTATAGAACAAGCTAATCCAGCCGGTCAAGATTTTACTGCAACACTTTCGGGTGCAAATATAGGTACAAGATTTGATACTGGTAATAATGGATTAGTATTTAAGTTACCATTTACTGCAGTCAAATCTTTATTAGATTCTAGTCCTGCAGATGCACCTTCTTATGTAACTAGGCAAAGAGGCCAAGGCACAGTTTCTGGTACAGGAACTAGCGCTGCTATTTCATTTAATAACTTTGGTGGTACATTAGATTCTAGATCAGATATTATGATTACAGTAGGAAATAATCCTCCTCAAATATTATCGGCAGGTAACGTCAGTAATAGTGTAGGCCAAACATCATTTACAATTTCAAATGATGGTAATGCAATAACTGGTATGGGAAGTGGAACACCACATGTACAAATTGCTTTTTCAGTAAGAAAAAATACAACCAACGGTTCAGCACTTAAAACTAAAACACTTACCACAGTTGGTCCAGTAAACCTTAACATAAGCAACGGAGTAATTAATTTAGACAAAGCTGATATTAAAAGAGTTACAGCCATTTCAATTGGCGGCGTTGATAAGTTAGATGCATTTACATTAGATAACGGACAAAGAGATAATTTTTATGATGAAGGTAAATTAGTTGCAACTGAAAGCATAGCTAATGGTACAGCAAGTGTAACCTTTGAGCATTATCAACATGGTAATGGAGATTACTTTACAGTTGATTCATATACAGCGTCTGAATATGAAACTATACCTACCTTTGATGGTATTAAAGGTAAAGTTGAATTAAGAGATTGTATAGACTTTAGACCAACTAAAGCCTCAGCTGGTTCATTTAATGCAGATACAGTATTTACTGCAGGTATAGGATCACAAAATGCTGATACACCAAAACCTGGTTCAATATTAGGAGCTGATGTATCTCACTTTCTTCCAAGAATAGACAAACTATTTATTACAAGAGAGGGAGAATTTAAAGTAGTAACTGGTGTTCCTGATAGAAATCCAAAATCACCTGACGATCCTAATGATGCAATGGTTATTTACAATCTTAAGTTTTTACCTTATGTATTTAAACCATCTGATTTAATACCTGAAAAGGTAGAAAATAAACGATATACTATGAGAGATATTGGTGCACTAGATAAAAGAATTAAAAACCTAGAGTATTACACTTCACTATCATTATTAGAAAAAGAAGCTGCTGATACACAAATATTTTCTGGATCAGATGAAAGACTTAAGAATGGATTTTTAGTTGATGGATTCTATGGACATAACGTAGGTAATGTAACACATCCAGACTATTCGGTAGCCATTGATAAAAGTAATGGTATATTAAGACCTAAGTATTACGAAGACAATGTTAATTTAATTAGACATGCTGCTTCTCCTGGAACAGCGGTTAAGAATAGTTCTATTGTAACACTACCATTTGGACATACAGAATTTGCAAAGCAACCTTATGCAACTACATCTGAATTTGTTAATCCATATAATGTATTTTCATGGGGAGGTCAAGTTAGACTTTCACCAGAATCAGACGAATGGAAAGATACAGAAGTTAGGCCAGATGTTGTAATTGATGATGAAGGTGTATATGATCAATTAGTTGCAATGGCAGAAGAGTCTGGTATATTGGGTACCGTTTGGAATGAATGGGAAACTAACTGGACTGGTACAGAGATTACAACATCAGTAGAAGCTGGAATAAACTTTGAAGGAGAAGATGGAGCATGGTTTAGAAGAGGCCGAAGAACTGGTGGTGAGACTACAACTACAGCAACTACATCTACATCAAATCAATCAAGAACTGGTTTAAGAACTACAGTTGTTCCAGATACTCAATTAAAAGAACTAGGTTCAAGAGTAGTAGAAACTAACTTTATACCATTTATAAGATCAAGAGAAATATTCTTTAAAGCAGAACTTATGAAACCAAATACTAAAGTGTTTGCGTTTTTTAATGGTTCTGATGTAACTAATTTCTGTTCTGAAACAGGTGGATTTAAAGAATTTTCAGATGAAACTGGAGTTGTTAGTTATGCAAATGTTAGTGAACACCCAGATTCAGCAAGAGGTGTTTTAGAAACAGATGCTTCAGGAAGAATTGAAGGATCATTTATAATACCTAGAAATAACTTACTTAAATTTAAAACTGGTACAAGAGAATTTAGATTAACAGATTCTAGTACAAACGATAAAGATGCAGAAGTAACATTTGCAGAAACATTATATCATGCACAAGGTTTATTAGAAGTAAAAGAAAATGTAATACAGTCTACTAAAGTACCAAGGTTTGTAACTAGTGAATTAACAGACGAAAGAGTTGTACAAGAAACTGTAGTTACTCGATTTACTTCACCAGTAACTTGGGTAGATCCATTAGCACAAACATTTATTGTTGATGAAGCTGGTGGAATATTTGTAACTAAACTAGATCTTTTTGTACAAGCTAAGGATGCCAATATTCCATTAAACGTTTCTATACGTTCAGTAGAAAATGGTATACCTACACAACAAATTGTTCCTGGAACAGATGTTAATGTATATCCAAATTCAATTACAACATCCACCGATGGTTCGCAAGCAACAACAATAACATTCGATCATCCAGTTTATCTGGGTCAAGACCAAGAATATGCCATCGTTCTTATTTCTCAATCTGATGATTATAAAGTATTTATTGCTGAAACTGGTGGATTTGATTTATTAAATACATCTAATAGAGTTACTAAACAACCATACAATGGAGTATTCTTTACATCTCAAAATGCTTCAACTTGGACACCGGAACAAACTAAAGATCTTAAGTTTACTTTATTTAGAGCAAACTTTACATCTACATCAGCAACACTTACATTAACAAATGATGCTGTTCCACCAAGAGCATTAAAAGGAAATCCATTTAGATATGTATCAACAGCTGGTGGATCAAGTGTTATAAGAGTGACTCATCCAAATCATGGTATGTATGGAGCAAATAATAAAGTAATAATAGATGGTCAAAGTGGTTCTGTTAATGGTATTACAGCAGCCAATATGAATAAAACTCATGATATTATTGGAACTTCAATTGAAATGGACTCTTATGCTATATCAGTAACTGGTACAGCATCAGCAATAGGTATTGATGGTGGTGGTTCAGGAATCACCGCTACAGAAAATAGACAATATAATATATTGGTACCTCAGATGCAAACTTTAGAAGTACCAGGAACATCTATTGGATTAAGTTTAGAAGCACAATCTGGTAAATCGGTAGATGGTGGAGAAAGTGCATATGTTAAAGTACCGATAGGTGGAATATTAGCTAATTCAAATAATGAATTTACTGCACCTTTAACCATTGCTTCTACAATTAATGAAACTAATCAAACCACAGATTCAAGTGCAGGTAATAAATCTGCAGTAGTAACAGTTACTTTAAATGGTACATCAACATTATCTCCTGTCATTGACATGAATAGATGTTCATTGACTGTTGTAGGTAATAGACTAAATGATGCTACTACTAATCAGGCAGCTTATAATGATGCAGCAAATGGTCAAACATATGTAGCAGATACAGCAGCTCAAGGTATATCAAACCTTAATAGATATATTACAAAAAGAGTGGATTTAAATAATGAGGCTGATGTATTGGATGTCTTTATAAATGCTAATAAACCATCTGGTGCTAGCATAGATTTATTCTTTAAAGTACTTGCTGCTGGTGATGATAGCGACTTTGATAATTTAACTTGGATTGCTGCTTCACCAGATTCACCTATAGTAACAAATGATTCAGGTGGATATAATGAAGTACACTATACTATAGATCCAACAATAGGTAAATTTGGATCATTTGCATTTAAGATTGTTTTAAGATCTACTAATACATCAAATGTTCCAACAGTAAAAGACTTTAGAGCAGTGGCGGCAACATAATATGGCAAAAAAGAAAACAGCAAAAATAGAAGATAATCCAGATTTAATTAAAGATTTCGATAGTGGAGCAGTTATAAATACTAATAGTAGTGCTTATGAAGCAAGACTAGCTCAAATAAATAAAAGAAAATTAGATGAACAGCAATCTGCTGATATCGAAGATATGAAAAAGCAAATAGCTGATCTCACTAAACTAGTTAAAAAGTTGGTAGATAAATAATGGCAGCAAATAACGAAACAAAAGTACAAAAAAGTAATACTCTAGAACAATGGCGAGTAAAGACTAATGAAGTATCACATAACCTTGGTGACGTTGATTTACTTGATTCAAGACTAACTGATCAAATATTTAACTTCACTGGAAATGGTACACAATTTAGATTTGGAGCCAGTGCTGATAATGATAGTAAAACACTTAGAATTGAATTACAACCAGAAAATCAAATAGATGCTGTAAGTACTATTATTCTTACTGGATCGCCAAGTTTAACTGGATTTGTAGCAGATGTAGTTGTATTTCAAGGATCAGTTGGATCTGAAACATTTACCGGCCAAATAAATTATATTAATCAAAATAAAATTGTATTAAGAAATACAACAGGAACATTCGATGCCTCTGCTGATTTAAAATTTGCATCAAATACTATTGGTAATGCTAACCTTGTTAGACTTATATCAGAAAGTTTTAATACTGGTTATGCAAGAATAAAATCAAATAATGTACCATTAGTACAAGATGTTGGCGTTGGTTCTCAAAATGGTTTTCATATAGTTAACTTTTCTTTAGAAGTTGCATTAAGTGGATCACCAAGTATTCCTTCTACGTTTACAGAAGGAGCAACATTATATCAAGGTAGTGTTGGATCTGAAACATTTAGTGGTACTCTTTTAGAAGCTACTACAACTCATTTAAGATTTAAAGTACATACCGGAACATTTTCTACAAGTGTTATGGTTAAACAATCAGAATCTGCTGGTGATAGAATTTTAGCTGCTAATTTAAATACAGCAACTTTACAAGATACTGCAATAGGTAGTATGATTGAACTTCATACACCACCATCTAATGGCCATGCACTAGTTATAAACACTCAAAATATAGTTGATTCAATTACAGAAGTACAAGACGATATTGGAGATATTGCTACTCTTGGAACAGATACTAAAGCTGATATTGTAACAGCTATTGGTGAATTAGAAACTGCAGCTAGAGCTGGAAACACCGATTATCAAATAACTACTGACGCCGGCAATTTTAGAGATGGTATTAATGAACTAGAAGGTGCAGTAAGAGGAACACTTGCAAACTATACCCTAGGAACTACAAATACTTCTCATGGATTGGTAGGAGCTGTTAATGAATTAGAAACTGCATTAAGAGGAACTACAGGTAACTATACAATAGGTACAGATTCTAATGATGTAGTTGGAGCCATTAATGAAATTGAAACAGCTTTACGTGGTACTGGTTCTAATTATACATTAGGTACTACTGCTACAAATATAGTTGCTGGTATAAACGAGATTGAAACCGCTCTTAGAGGAACCGGTTCTAATTATACATTAAATACTGCTGCTAATGATGTTATCTCTGCAATCAATGAACATGAAACTGATATAGGTACTGTTGGTAACTTAACAACATCTGCCACAAATCTTACTTTAGCAATTAATGAATTAGATCTAAAACAAGGGGCCGCATCTCTTACAACTTCTGCTACAACTTTATCAGGAGCCATTAATGAGCATGAAACACAAATTAATACTCTTGATACTAATCATTTAAATAGAAATTTAGCAGCAAATGTAAATCAAGATGTAAATGGTAGTATTACATTTAAAGGCGATTCAGTAGACTTTTCAAATACTACAGCATTGTTCTCAGCCGCGGGTGGCGTAGCAAACTTTGGATCAGCCTTTGTTAACTTAAATGCTACATCAGCTTCAGGCTCAAATGTTAATTTACAAGGATTGCAGGTTGATAGAACAGCAATATCAGGTGGTGCACCAACTCATGATGTAAGATTAATATGGAATGAAGGATTAGTAGCCACTAAGCCAGCAAGAGCTTGGCAACTTAGAGGTATGGCAGATGATAAATCAGATAACACTGCCGATATAGTTACATTCTATAATGCTGAAGATTTAATACAAAATAATAACGAATCAGGTATTAACGTCACATGGGATTCAACAAATCAAAACTTTGATTTTAATGTTAATGATCCTACATTTACATTTACTGGAGATGTGACTGGTTCAGCAACTATGACTAACTTAAATAATACTAGTATTGCATTAACTGTCCAGCCTAACTCAGTAGCTTTAGGAACAGATACAACTGGTAATTATGTTGCAGGTATAAGCGGAACAGCAAATCAAATAACTGTTTCTGGTTCTGGTTCAGAAACATCTGCAGTCACATTAAGCTTACCTTCTAATGTAGCAATTTCCGGTGAAATGGAAGCTGGTTCTTTAGATATTAATGGCAATTTTGATATATCTGGTAATGGTACAATCCACGGTAATACAACAATTGGTGGTACTTTAGATGTAAATGGTAATGTAACTTTAGGTAATTCTACTAGTGATACAGTTACAATTGCAGGTGATTTAATAGTTCAAGGTGATGAAACAAAACTTAATGTATCTACATTAGAAGTAGAAGATATATTAATACTTACAGGTTCAAGTACAACTACATTGCCAACAACTGGTGGATTTGGACTTGAAACAAAATTATTTAGTGGAAGAGCTAACCAAGTAATTAATAGCAGACAATGGAGTGCTGCAGGTAAACATCCAAATGCTGCTTCAAATGTAACAGGTTCTCATTCAATAGTATTTAACTTTGGATATGATCCGGGTGGTGGTAATCCTAAAGGTAGATGGGAAATGGATGGTTCTCCATTACTATCTGCAGCAACATTAGGAAGCCCATTAATTGAGGGAGCTGTTTTTGAACAAGGAGATAACCTAAACTTTGTAGCTGGAACTGGTATGACATTAAGTACTGGTAAATCTGGTACAACTCATACAGTTACTTATACAAATGATGATAAAGGTTCAACACAAAAATTCTATAGAACATTTACTGCAGATTCTGGTGGAAGTGCAGTAGCAGCTACTAATGAAGATACTATTACTATATCAGGTGGTTCTGGATTAGCATCTGTAAGATCAGGTGATACAATTACAATTAATCATGATGATACTTCTAGCCAAAGTTCAGTTAATAATTCTAACGGAAATGTTATACAAGATATTACTCTTGATACATTTGGTCATATTACTGCGCTTGGTTCAGTTAATCTTGATAATAGATATTCAACTAATCCTGTTAATTTAACTGGTAACCAAACAATTTCCGGAGTTAAAACATTTAATTCAACTATTTCTGGTTCAATTGACGGTAATGCTGCGACTATTAGTAATCAAGCAAACTCAGCTACAATCACTGCATCTACATCTGGAACTGCTAACCAAATAGCATTAAGAAATGCCAGCGGTCAATTAGCAGCAACAAGATTCTTAGGACCTATAACACCAACAGCAGGTGCAAATGGTGTTTTAATAACAAACACAGATATTAGATCTGCAGCATCATCTACCTGGACCGGTGATCCGGGATCGCAAGGCAAAATACAATACCACTCCAACAGATGGTACATAGTAGCTGATTCGTCATCAAATAGAATTGTACAATTCCGAAGAAATAATGCTGATGTTTCACATATCGATAATAGTGGTAATTATGTTGGTAACGTAACGGGTAATGTATCAGGTAATGCAGGAACTATTTCATCACAGGCAAACTCTGCTACAATTAATGCAACATCTTCTAATAGTGGTAACCAAATAGTATTAAGAGATGCATCAGGTAATTTTAGTGCTGGTACAATCACCGCTTCTCTTACAGGTAACGTAACTGGTAACGTATCAGGTTCATCAGGCTCATGTACAGGTAATGCAGCTACAGCATCTGCAGTATATGTTGCAGCTAACCAAGCTAATGCAGCATATCCTATACCATATTTAACTTCAACCAGTAATTCAGCCGGTTATAGAAATCTTCAAAAAGATTCTGGCGGACATTTTACATATAATCCATCAACTAATCGATTAGATGGAATTAGTATTATGGTTGCTACTAATTACTATGGTACATGGTCAGGTAATGCTATACCTTATAGCAACATAAGTGGAACACCAACAATACCAACAGTAAATAATGCTACACTTACTATGTCTACATCTAATGGATTAAGTGGTAGTGATACCTTTACTGCAAACCAATCTACTAATACTACATTTACTGTATCATTAGATTCTGATTTAAGAGGACATGTAAGTCTTGTAGGTACTGCATCATCGTACATGAATACTAGTGATTCATCAAATATATATTGGGTAACTAATTCTGCTAATAGAATGAGGCTTTCAGGTACAACATTATATGTATTAGGTGATGTAATTGCAAGTACATCTACAGCTTCATCAGATGAAAAACTAAAAGATAATATACAAGTTGTAGAAAATGCTCTTGATAAAGTATGTGAATTAAATGGTGTTACCTTTAAATGGAAAGATTCAGGTAAAGATGGTGCCGGTGTTATTGCACAAAATGTTGAAAAGGTATTACCAAGCGCAGTCCATGAAGTTGAAGGAATGGAAGAAGGCGATGATATGGCACCAACTGAATCTCATTTAGGTGTTGAATATAACCAATTATCTGCTTTATTTATTGAAGCAATTAAAGAATTGAAAGAAGAAAATAAACTTTTAAGATCTGAAATAGAAAGTCTTAAAAGTATAAATAGTTAATAAGGATATGTAGTGGCTATAGTATCGAATTTGACAGTTGACCAAGGCAGTACATTTACAGCTAATATTGATTGTACAGCTCTTGATGGTAATATTCTGAATTTAACAGGATATACCGTAGCAGCTCAATTACGTAAAACGTATGATTCGTCAACTAAAACAGATTTTACAGCTGCAATTGCAAATGCTACTACAGGAAGATTAACAATATCCTTGTCTGCTACGCAAACTAATGCCCTAGCAGCCGGTAGATACGTGTATGATGTAGAAATTACCGACGCAGGTGGAATAGTAACACGAGTAGTCGAGGGTCAAGTAGAAATTACGCCAGGAGTAACTAGATGACAACTATAAAAGCTAAGGTTCAAACGAACCAAAGTCAAATTGTTGCAAAAAAATTAGCTATTGGCCAATTTAGTATTGCCATGTCTGATATCAGTAATGTAGATACAACAGGAGAAACTGATGGAGCCATGATGATATTTGATGGTTCAACTGGTAAATATAAAATGACCACATTAATAGAAAACGAAAATTTAAGCCTTAGTGGAGGAACATATTAAAAATGACTGTCAAGAAAACAAGAATAAAGATATTAACTACGGGAGCTACCACCACTGCCCCAGCTAATATCAAAACTGGTGAGTTAGCATATTCATATGTGACTGGTACTCAGGCCAATAATGGTGATAGATTATACATTGGTACAGGTGCTGAAGATTCCAATGGTCACGCAACTGGTATAGGTATTATTGGTGGTAAATACTTTACTGATTTGCTCGATCATGTTCATGGTATTGCAACTTCAAGTAGTGCAGTAATATTAGATAGTAATAAACACCTAAATGAAATTAATATTGGAGCACTAGCACTTGAATCATCAGGTGGTACAGGACAAGTAGTAACAAGCATTGAAACATCAATGCCTGCATCTCCAACTGATGCGCAGCTTATTACAGCTCAAGGTGTTAAAGAATTTATGGACACCATCGACCTATCGGTTGCTGGTGATTCTGGAACAATTGATATTGATGTATTTACTGGAGCTGCTACAGCTGAAGAAACATTAACAATTGCTGGTACTTCAAATGAAATAGAAACCGCAGCATCGGGTAATACTGTTACTATAGGATTACCAAATAACGTAACTGTAACTAATAACTTAAGTGTTGGCGGTGCACTAGATGTTACTGGCCAATCAGAATTAGCTTCTCTTAATGTTGAAGATTTAACTAATAATAGAATTGTTATAGCTGGTACAGACGGTGAATTAGAAGATGATGCAAACTTAGTTTTCGATGGATCAAGCTTTAACATTGGTGCTGGTAACTTTACAACCTCTGTTGCAAATGGTAACACTAATATTGAAGGAACATTAGTAGTAAAAGGTAGTGTTACATTAGGCGATACCACATCAGACACAGTTACCACCGGTGGTAACCTAACAGTTGGTGGAAACCTAACAGTACAAGGAACAACAACATCAGTTAACTCAACTACAACTACTTTAACTGATCCAGTTATAGAATTAGCAAAAGATACTTCTTCTGCTGATGGAATAGATCGTGGTGTTAGATTTAAGTATCATAATGGTTCAGCAGTTAAAGATGGATTCTTTGGTTTAGATATACAAACAGAAAGATTTGTATTTACTAAAGATGAAGATTTTTCAGGCGGAGAAAATGCTTCCTCGCCATGGCATGATGCTCAATTTGGTGGAGCTTATTTAGGTAATGTCCAAGTAGGAATTACTGGCGATAATGAAATTGATACAACATCTGGTAACTTAACAATTGATTCAGCTGGCGGAACAGTTACAGTTGATGATAATTTAAGTGTTGCTGGTACATCAACTCTTACAGGTCAAGTAACATTATCAGATGGAACTGGACTTAGAGTTAACCAAGGTGGTACTGGTATTCGAAGCTTTACAGGAGATGGTTTCTTTGTATCAAACGCCGGCGGTACAGCTATTTCATTCTTGACAAGTTCTTTAGGAACTGCCGGAGATACCTTACAGTTTAATGCATCTGGCGTTCCTATTGTTACCAATGTTATTGATGGTGGTACATACTAATATAAATATATTATAACACATATATATGTGTTTGTAAACAGTTTTATAAAACTTCTCTATATAGAGATTGAACATAGGAGCCAAAATTGGCACGACAGACGAATATTAAACTAAGGCGTTCGGCAACAGCCGGTGCCATTCCAACTACTAGTAATCTAGATTTAGGTGAGTTAGCGTTAAACACAAACGACGGTAAACTCTACATGAAAACTACCGAGGGTAGTTTAGATAGTGTTATTCAAGTTGGCTCCGCAACAGATTCATATTTTAAAATACGTAAAAGTGTTACTCAAACACTAACAGTTAAGGTTGTAACTAAAACTACAGATCATGCCTATTATGGTAGTGGATCGAGTTTAGGTTATAATATAAATGGTATAGAATCCCCACACTTTAATTTAGTTCCCGGAAATACATATAGATTCGATCAATCAGATTCTTCTAACTCAGGTCATCCACTTAGATTTTATTACGAAGCAGATAAAACTACTGCTTATACTACAGGCGTAACCACAAACGGAACTCCCGGTTCATCAGGTGCATATACACAAATTGTACCAACTGGCGACACACCAATGTGTTTATATTACCAATGTTCAGCTCA